GCTTCTACTTTTGACATACGATTGATACCTTTTTGTACATTTGAAACTATACTATACCGTGCGAAAAGTAGACCCAATATCCAAAGATGAAGCATGGGATAACTTTGTTTCAGCAATTAACAACGAAAAGACTTTGGAAAACTATGTTAGATCACTAAATGAATTCATGGCATTTCATAATCTTAGAAGCTATGATGAATTCATCAAGATATCTGTACCCCAAATCCAAAACTTCCTAAAAGAATGGATCAACCATTTGAAATCAAAGAATCTACGTGGCAATACAATCAGTACCAAGCTAAATCCTATTGAATTGATGTTAGAGATGAATGAAATTGTATGGGCAAAAAGAAAGATCAAAAGGATGATTCCAAAGTCTATTCATGAAAAGGGCGGTAGAAGACCAATCACTACTGAGGAGATTCAATTACTGCTCAAAGCAACTCATGACTTTAGAATGATTGCAATAATTCATTTCCTAGCTAGTACTGGAACTCGTCCTGCAGTACTTACTGATCCTCCCTTACAGTTTAAACACCTGAAAAAACTGTCTGATGACTGTTACACTGTAAAAATCTATGATGAATCATCAGAAGGTTATTGGACATTTCTCACACCAGAAGCTAGTCGTTCATTTGATGCATACATTAGAACCAGGAAGCTAAATGGTGAACATTTAGATGAGTCAAGCTATCTTTTTGCAACAAAACAAAATGCCAGAACTAGAAAAAATGATTATTTGAGTCAGGATTCTGTTTCTAGAGCATTGTCTAAACTCTACAAAAAGGCTGGAATTATTCGTGAAAAGAGAGGAAATCGCTTTGATTTGGCCGTAACTTATGGATTCAGAAAGAGATTCAACACAATTCTCAAGCTGAATAATGATGTTAATTCTAACATTGCAGAGAAGCTTATGGCTCACAAGCGTGGATTAGATGGAACATACCTTCAGCCTACCAGAGAGGAATGTTTTGCAGAATTTCTAAAAGCTATACCTGGATTGACAATAGATCCTACTGAGAAACAAAAGTTTGAAATTCATAATTTGGAAGCAGAGAAATCTGAATTAAAACAGAAAATCCAAGAAACTGAGATGCAAAAAGATGAAATTGATCGGTTAAGACAATCAGTAGACATTCTTATGAAAGACCATAAAGAAAAAATAATTTCCAAAAGATGAAGTTGCAAGGTAAGGACAAGCAATTGATACCCTTATGGAAGAATTAAAAAAATTAAAAGAATCAAAAACTAACTAATTCTGTTAGTAACTAAGTAAAATATTATAATTTTGAGAACAATTTTTTTTGTTTAATTTTTTGAAGATGTTTCTGATGAGCTGTATAGGGTAATCTTCTACTGGATTTTTTTGGAACCCCTAATGTGAATGCTCCATAATAAGCAAAATGAATCTCCCTCATAACTTTGTAAAAGAATCTTGTATCAAATCTACTATCACAATATGAAAAATAAAATTCAAGTTCTTCATCTGTTTTATAATAACATTCAATTACTGCTCTACTCCAATCAGATCCAGGATTGTTATTATAAAATACTAAACTTTGTAAGGTTTCAAAGTTTTTGAAATCAGGATAATCATCTAATTTTCTTTTAGGCCAATTTGCTGAAGCACCAATAACGTATGTCGAAAGTTCATCATAAATAGCATGTCCAATAGCTTCGGCAAAATTTGTAAAATAAAATGAAATATTATCGTCTAGGAAAATTTTTCCTTGTTTGATAATGTAACGAATTGATGAAAAGAAAATTCTAGTCACAAAGGAGATATCCGTTTTAATTAGTAATTCATCAAGAAAAGCAAAAAGTAAGTGATTTCTTGCAGCATTTTTAATAAATAATTTTAATTCATCTCGGTCGTAATCAAAACCCCAGCAGAAAAAACAGCCTTTTAGAGTAATGGAATAAAGAGGAACTTCAATTGATTTTTGATTTAATATAATTCCTGATTGGATTGCATAACCATTAGATATCAAACCTGAATATGTTTTAGAATATTTCCTGCGTCCCGTTTTTTTACGTAAGGTACCTTTCAATAAACCACGAAATCTATGTCCAAGCTCTCTAGATTCATTATACCGTGGTTTTTTGTGATGTGTATATGCAAGAGAATTTTTTAAAACAAATTTTGCAAAATCATGAGTAGTACCTTGACCGTTTAAGGCTAAAGCAGACATCAAATTTGTATAATTTTGAGCACCTTTGCCAGGTAAAATTGGAACTGCTCTTTTTGGATAATGATTTGTCCACAAAATCTCAAGAAAGGATAGCATACGATAGATTATACTCTATAGTATACTAATGTGTTTAGTTAATAATTAACTATGGTGAAAATACTAACATCAATTTCAATCCCTTTGAAATTATTCACTGAGATCGATGAGAACAGAGGATCAATTTCACGAAGCAAATTTTGTTTGCAGCTTCTGGAGTATGGTTGGAAAAATTTCAAAAAAAGTGAAGAAAATGAAATTAAATGAACATGTAATTCCTAACTGCTGTAATAACAAACCAAAATACATTGTATCATACAAAGTTGGATCACAATTCTACGTATGTGAATCTTGTATTACGTTAGAACACTGGTCTAGAGGAATCGAATCAAAAGAGGCACTTAAATGAAAATCCAAGAATTTTTAGAATCATTAATTGTTTGTTTGAACAAATCTCTAAGCTTCTTTAACAACAAAATCATCTATCATCCCCAAACTTTTGATTCTAATTTAGAAATAAAAACACAGGAGGGAATGAGGGTCAGCCTACTTGAATTCCTTGAAAAACTAACAAATGTACAATCAGAGGTTCATGATCTAAAAATAATGTTTGAGTCAGACTTGCATCGATATCTAGTTAAAAAAGGACATAAAGTAAATCAACACAACAAAAGCATCAAGCTTGAAGTTCCCACATCTGAAGAAAACTTAACTGTAAAAATTCTCGTTTATCCTCATAAAGTTCAAGTTGATATTGGATGTAGTTTTGAGCCTTTTACTTGTGATGCCAATGGAGTTTTGAGATTAACATCACTTTTGAATAGAATCAGTCAGGTCTTAACAAAAAGTTCAGCTTACAAGGCTATGATTCCAGATATAGCAGAATGGATAGTAACCCACCGTCATTATGGAAAGGATGGAAACCTAGAATATTCAGGAGAAACATTCCATATAGCATATCAGGATATGGTTGGAGAATTCACACGAGTTTATACTAAACTCATGCCTGATGGTAGAGTAATTCTTAGGGAAGAAAAAATTGAAACGATGAAAAATACTATAGGCCAAGAAATTCAAAATATGGAAAACGAATCTTCGAAGCTACCAGAAAAAGGAAGAACTCTAGCAGTATTAGCAGAAAGACAAGACAATCCCAAACATAATAGTAAATTTAATGGTATGGTTCTATACCGTTTTCTTAAGACAATCTGTCGCACTATTACGAATAGATAATGCCCCTAACTGCGACAGAAACAGAAGTGATTACAGCTCAAGTTATCACATCATCAGAAAAGGGAGCTTTACAATATCTCAAAGAACAAGGCTATGAGATGCATAAGGCTACATACTATAGAACACTTGCCAGAATTGAGGTTGAAAGTGGAAAACGTCTCTATGAGATTGCCAAATACCAGAAAGAGCGCCACAGAGCAAGAATCGACAAACTTGAAGTCATTGAGAAGCTCATGTGGAAAAATTACAATAAATGTGATGACTCTGCAAAATGTGTACGAATTCTCAAAGAGATAAGAGAAATGCAAGTCTATCTATCTGCCTTTGATCAAGGCACTGCAGGCGTTATTGAGGAGGTAATCAAAAACTTTGGTAGAGACAGCGAAGAGAGTAGAGGAGAAAGCCTTTCCAATCTCTTCAATGAATCAAAGAATAGCCGAAGCTCAGCAAAAGTTAGTTGATGAGCAACTGGCAAAAGCCCCCCAAGAGGGACTGCCAAGGTTAGAGAAAGGTTTCATACCTTGGAGTTTACAATGTAGACCGGTAATCAAAGGAGAGCCAAACCGTCTCAAGTATATTCCAATGATATTGGAGGTTGCCAAAGATCTACATCCATTCATCTTTTTGTTTTGGGCCAGACAATGGGGAAAGACAACTCACTTTGCATCAGTACTAGCACATGGAGCCAGCACAAACAACAATTATGATCAGACCTACATCAACTTTGAACTAGAAGCACTCAAGACATTTTCAGATAACAAATTCCGGAAAGATGTTTTTTCAGTATTTCCCTTATCAGAATACATTCAAGGAATATCCAGATGGGGAAGCATGTCAAAGGTTGCACTCAAGACTGGCTCCACTGTAGACATGATTACATCACTGCGCAATTGGGGACATGCTCAAGGTAAATCAAATAAGAAAATCGTAATAGACGAAGGCCAGGATCATGATTGGACAGGATGGTTCAATCTCAGAGAAACTCAAGCTGATACAATGGGAGACACTCTGATTGGAGGAGTTGGAGGATATGAAGACACACATTGGGACAGGCTCTGGAAATCTACAAACCAGATGGAATGGATTTTCGATCATTCCGAGGAATACAAGGGATATCCTAACATGTCCTGGAGACGAGAGCTTGAGAGGAACTGCTTTGATGAAAATGGGCTAGTGTATGACCAAGCTATGTTGGACGCACTGGCAGGGGAATGGACTCCAGAAGCGCCAAGAAACTTTTCACGACATGGATACCATTTAACACAATTACAGAACCCACGAATTCCATTACTTGAAGTGGATGCAATTGAACTGTACCACGTTCCTCCAGAGTTTTCAATTGAAGCAAAACTCAAAGATCCAGATTACACACAATCCGAATACAGAAGATACGTACTATGTGAAAATGTAACTGGTGAGAAGAAACCAATCACTGAGAAGATGATGTTCGCATTGATGGATAAGAATAGTGGCTTTACTCCATCAAACAAAGTAAACCATGAAATCGGAGAAGTGTATGTAGGAGCTGATTGGGGAGGAGGTCCAAGAACAGTTGTGTGGGTATGGCAATGCCTCAATGATGCAATTCCAATTTTCAAACTACTCTTTGCAGTAAAGCTTGAGGGTCAAACATCAGATGAACAATATCATACAGTACGAAACATCATTGATGCATACGAAGCAAAGCAAGCTGTAGTAGATGCCGGTGGAGGAACTCATCAGGTAGAACAATTGCAGAGATACTTCGGACCAAGATGCATTCGCAACTACTACATGAGAAGACCAGCTAGGCCTCTAGCAATTACCACAGCTGAGAAAAAGAAGCATAACAAACACAATCTCTATGAGATTGACAAAACATATTCCCTAGATGCAATTGTAGACCTAATCAAGATTCATGGACCAACAGGACCAAGAATTATTCTGCCTGCAAAAATCTATCCTGAGATAGAATGGATTATCAAGCAATTTGTAAATGAGGAAATTGAATTTGTTACACTACTTGGAGGAGGTCAGCCATATAGAAGATATCATACACCAGACCCAAAGATCAGTCCAGATGATGCATTACATGCCTGCAATTATGCCAGAATAGCTTGGATGATTGGTAGACAAAAGGGCGGCCACTTTGGCGGGGCAATCACAGCTACCGACAGTGACGACACTAGCCTAGATTTTCTTTGATCAATTCTCTTTAAAGAAATGAGATAATTCCATCTTTTTCCCTGTGAGAGAATCAACATTAGGACAATAATGGCTTAATTCTCAACAGATTCAATACCAAAGCATTGAACAAATTGTTTACTGTCCTGTGAGGGTACGGAACTCAACAGATTTGAACCGAAAATTCATTTCTTATAACTATGTCTTTTTTGGGTTCTGTTTCATAATCGGTTGAATCTTCTATGTGTTTTTTCTCGGTTGATTTGATGGTTCTAGTACCTTCTCGGTGGTTTTTATGCCTGTTAACTAGAGTGTTGACTAAATATCTATTTTAAATCAAAATTCTTAGGAGGATTTTTTATTTTTTTGATATCTGTTATAGCTTGAACACTTATTTTGTAAATTGGTTCCCATAAACTATTGTATTTATTGTACCGTAAAACCTTTGTAACCACGGGTTTTACTGTAATTTTAAACCCATTAGAAGTCATGTAAGACTGAACTTTAGTATCTTGCTCTTCGACTGGAATCTCCTGTCCTTTGTCTTTATTTGGATCCCATTTAGTTCTTGATGGTTTTCTTTTTAACTTTTTAGGAACTATAGCAGTTACAGCATCCATTGATTCTATACCAAAATTAGACGGTAATCCCTCTGGAGTTCTAGTAATACTAAATAAAATTTTTCTAACTACAATTTTTGCTTTTATTGTTGTTCCATCATGTACTGAGAATCTACTGAAATCTTCATCCAATACAACAAAATCAATATCCCGAAATCTATCCATAGTATTCATATCTCTGACCATTGTTAGTTAGTTCCCCTCCCAATATTGTATAAATTCCTTGTTTTCAATTTCTGCTTCTGCTAAAATATTTGATAATGCACTTCTATCTAGTTTTGGGTATAATGGTACGGGAAGCATAGGAATTTTTTTTGATCTCAAAATATAATGATCACCTTTTATTCTTCGTGGTTTGAATCCTTTCTCGTTAATCAAGTATTTTATCAGCTCTTTACCTGATATAATTGGTAATTTTGGCACACTGTTATTTACGGTTTAGTATTATACTAAATTCTTTCTTTTTTCCTTGTTCTTCAAGTACGGATTCCATAAATTCAACAGCATCCATAATTGCACCTGCTTCTGTTTTTCCTTGAGAAACTACATGTAGTTCAGAACATTTAGCAACAATATAACCATCTTGACCTTTTCTAATTGTTATTTGGTATGGTTGTCTTATGGTCAGTTTAAGATCAGTTTTAAGTTCATGATATCGCAAAGTTTGTTCTATAGTTGACTGATCAGTTACTTCGGACATTTTCTTCAAATTACCATTATAGCCACTTATTTTAAAAGGCTTGTTTTTCATTCATAAACTTACAAAGTAGTAATTACTACCTATGACCCTATACCCCTATTACTACTTAAGATTCTGTTACCTCTTGAATTACTTTTTTCTCCGTTACTCTTAGGTTGATAATCATTGTAATCCCCATGATGCTTTTTTCATCGCATCATATTCACTTCTAGGTATAATTTTAAAATCAATTCCACTTTCAATATGAAACGAGGGTAGTTTGGTGTTTGGGTCAATAACAGGTTGACCACCATCTTCAAGAAATTTGTAAACTCTATCTACACGAATTCTTCCTTGAATTACAAGATCAGGTTCGCCCTCGACTGCGATGAAAATTTTGCCATCGTGCAAAGCCATAGAGGGCTTAAACACTTTTTTCTTTTTACTTAGATCAGGCGTTGTCATTTTTTATTCAATTATTTTTCATACTATACTTTAGTTATTTGTTACTATGATCACATGAATTTTGAATCAAAGTTAACCATTTGTTCTCCCCTTCTATTTTGATACCACAAGCCTCAGCAGGTGTCTTACCATCTAATCCCTTTGACTGAACCAAATTAATTTCCAAAAAAGGGTTGGGTCTCTAAGGGTTTGGACCAAAATATGTTGGGGTGTTAAACTAAAACTGTAAACCCCTTTGATGGATTCGGACAATATTGTACTATATCTTGGCAGATTAGTAGATTAAGCTACAATTCTGTTTCTTGAATATAGATTTAATCAACATTTGATACGTACTGTAAATAAGAAATTGTGAAATGAATCACATTAGATCATCCTTAAGTAATTTTGTGCCGTAGTAATAGGTTGGGCATGTTGGGTAAGTGGGCAGTACCTGTAATTGCATCGATTCTTGCTTTTAGCGTGATTGCAATATCTTTTACATTTGAAGATGCCTCTGCCCATGGAAACGTAGATCAAAGTCACATCTTTGCTTTTACGGATAGAGTAACTCCAATAGCTGTTAATTTAGTTGGTCAAGAATTTACTCCTACTGCAGACAACATTGTTTCTGTTGATGTTCAACTTAGATCCAATGCTCAAATCGGACAACTAGGGTTTGTTACTGCCACACTTTACCAAACTTCAGTTCTGCCTGAGAACATTATTGGCTTTGCACCAGCTGTCCAACTTACCATTACATCTACTCAAATCGTTCACCTTGATTTTCCATCTGCAATTACTCTAACGCCAGGCAATTCTTATTGGATTGTAGTTCAATCTGATAATCCATTTCTTTGGGTTGTTCAAAGTCCTGGTACATATGCTGGTGGAACTGGATTTGTAAATGCCATAGCATCTGTGATTGACTTTTGGTTCATAACATATTCAAGTACTGTTTTACCAGAAGAAGAATGTCCACCAGGAACAATTCCTAATGATGAAGGAGGATGTGAAACAGCACCAGGAGACTTTGACGGTGATGAAATACCTGATGACGTTGATAACTGTCCATTTGATTTTAACCCAGACCAAGCTGATTCTGACTTAAATGGAATAGGAGATGTCTGTGATACAGGTGGAACTATTTCTGGTCAGACTTCTTGTGAGGCCATCGGCGGCATTTGGGATCCTATTGGTTCACTGCCAAG